GTAATATTAAAACAATTCTAAAAGAAGCAACCGGCGGAGCACTTAACGATGAAGTGTTATCTGAAATTGAAAACGTCTTTGAACAAAAAGTCAATGATAAGGTTGAGCTTCATGTTGAACAAGCATTAAATGATCAAGATGAATTATATTCTGAAAAGCTTGAAGAATTGATTGTTCATATCGATAATGATCATAGTGCTAAATTAAAGACAGTGGTTGAAGCGGTAGATGCTGATAGAGCTAATAAGCTTAAAGCAGTTATTCGTAAGTATGAAACAACATTAACAGAAGATGCTAATGACTTTAAGGAAAGCTTAGTAGAAAGCATTTCTGATTACATCGACGTTTATATCGATGAAAAAATCCCAACTGCTAGCATTCAAGAAGCAGTTAAAAATACCAAAGCTAAGAAGGTATTAGAAAATTTAAGATCACACCTTGCAGTTGATAGCGCTCTTGAAAAAGAAAGCGTTAAAGATGCAGTGTTAGATGGTCATAACCAAATCAATGAAGCTTCTAAGAAGCTTGAGTCTGTTCTTAAAGAGAACGCCGCAGTAAAGAAAGAATTAGATGCAGTTAAATCTGAGTTTATTCTAGAAAATAAGGCAGCGCAACTCGATGAAAGAGCTAAAAAGTATGTCAAGAAGGTACTATCCGGTAAGGGTGCAGAGTTTATCTCTGAGAACTTCGACTATACTGTTAAGCTTTTCAAGAAAAAGGAAGAGAGCAGGCTCGAGACTCTAAAAGAAGAGGCTTATAGTACAACGGAGAAAGTAGATCGTGTTATACATGAAAGTGCACCGGTTCAAAGTGCATCTAATGACTCACCTTATCTTCAAGAACTTTCAAAGTACTAAGAATTTCCTACATTGTTTAGGCATTCCTGAGTTTCCTGGTTTACGTAAAAACCTTGGGGTCGATATAAAGGAAAAAATCTATTATGAATACAAATACAATTAGACCTTCACAGGCATATATTGATGAATCAAGAGCTTCGTCTCTTTTAGAAAAGTGGGCTCCAGTTCTGGACTACACATCTAAGAGTGTTGCAGCAATTGAAGACAGTCACACTCGTTTGAATACAGCAATGTTATTGGAAAACCAAGAAGCATGGTGCATTCAAGAGGGTAACACATCAGGCACTGGCGGTGCTTTCGGTAACGGTGGTTCTATCGGAGTTGGCGGCAACGCTTCCGGTACACCTGGAACTGACAGCTATGCTACTAATGATGCTCGTCTTCCAAAAATCTTGATTCCAATGATTAGACGTACTTTTCCCGAGTTAATTACAAATGAAATCGTAGGTGTCCAGCCTATGGCAGGTCCAGTTGGTCTTGCTTTCGCACTTCGTTATAAGTATTCAGGCCAAGTTCTGGGTAACGGTATTGACAACAATACCGCTCCTACTCCGAGCGTACCTGGTACTATCTCTTCACTAGCTAATAGTGGAAGCGGAACCGAAGCTGGATACCAAGAGCTATACACAGCCTACACTGGTACATCTGCTAACTACTTAAGTGGTGATGAAAGTACAGAGTTTGGTGCATTCAGCGAAGCTGATAGAGGTGTCGCAAGACTCCTTCAAAACTTCGAGCTCACAGGTGATATTCCAACTATGGAAGTATCCTTTGAGAAGACTGCAGTTGAAGCCGGTACACGTCGCTTAGGCGCACGTTGGTCGGTAGAGCTTGAACAAGATCTCAAAAACATGAATGGTATCGACATCGATACTGAATTGACAAACGCTATGTCGTATGAAATTCAGGCCGAAATCGACCGTGAAATGCTTATGAGAATGGTTCAAGTTTCTCTCAACGCTGGTAAAGGTGTTGGTTACTCAGTTTGGGCTCCACAGTCCGCTGATGGCCGATGGTTAGTAGAGCGTAACCGTGATTTCTACCAAAGATTAATCATTGAAGCAAATCGAATTGCTGTTCGTAACCGTAGAGGTGCTGCAAACTTTATAGTTTGTACTCCACGTGTTGCTGCAATTCTTGAAATGCTTCCTGAATTCCAATGGGCACCAGTACAAGGTAGTGTTAATACACAACCTGTCGGTGTTGCAAAAATTGGTAATCTTGGTGGACGTTTCAACGTTTATCGTGACACACGTACAGAAGGTCAGGCACTTAAGAATGACCTTTCTGGCGGTGCAGCGATCAACAGTACTGTTGAATACGCACTTCTTGGTTATAAGGGTCCAGAGTTTTACGACACTGGTCTTATCTATTGCCCATACATCCCAGTTATGGTTCAGAGAACAATTGGACCGAATGACTTCGCGCCACGTGTAGGCTTGCTTACACGTTATGGTGTCGTAGACAATATCTTCGGTGCTAATCTCTACTATCACGTTATCATTGTAACCGGACTCGGACAAGCATTCACTCCTGCTACGCAGAGTGTTTACTTCTAAGCCGAATTAAACGCGGATTAATCCGCTATCTGGTTAACAGATATAGTTTGAGACCG